GTAAGCCATTTATCTACATCCGAGAGTTAATTGAATACGAATTAAACAAAGGTCGCACCATATCCGTGGATGATTTAACTATTTCATAGTTTTCGTTCGCACTTCTTCCTGATATTTCACGCTTGTTCAAGCGAAAAAAAAGAATTCGCATGCCATAATTACACCGAACCGCTGAAACGATTACGTTTCGCACACTTTGGTGTAACGTTGAATGAGATAACCAAGGGACAGACTCTTCAAACTGGTATTCCCCGGGCTCTTCTTGAGGACAAGAAGGCGCCGGATACTTACGTTTCATCACAGGGACATCCTCTCGACTCACAACAACATCAAGAACGATTGCGGCATTTAATGAGTTGGAGACGGCAAGCCCGTATCGCCCAGGCCGACAACCGCACCGAAATGGCCAGGGATGAGGATTTCTATGATGGCATTCAGTTGGAACCAGAAGATCTGTATATTCTCGCCCAGCGCAATCAACCTGCGCTCGTGTTCAACGTAATCAAGAACACAATTAATTGGATTCTTGGAACAGAAAAGCAGGCCCGGATTGATTCAAGGGTTTTGCCTAGGAATAAGAGCGGTGCCCAGGCGGCTAAATCCAAAACAAAAATGATGAAATACACCCAGGACGTCTCCAAGGGTGAATATGAAAGATCGTTCGCATTCGAAGAATGTATTAAAGCCGGTGTCGGGTGGTTAGAGAACGGAGTCCGGAGCAACGGAGACGAGCCGATCTTCATGCGGGCCGAGTGCTGGCGAAACGTTTGGTACGACCATCTCGGAAGATCTCTTGATGGAAGTGACTGGCGTTTCCTGAACCGCGAGAAATGGGTAGATCTTGATATAGCGCAAAATATGTTTCCGGAACGTGCCGAAAGGCTAAGGACTATCTCGGAGGGCGTCAATTCTATATATCCATACCTTCCCGATGATACTGTAATCTCAGATTCGGCGTCCGAATTTGATCTGGAAAGCGATCTGGACGCCCTCTTTGGAGGATCACAGGACGGCAAGCGGGAGCGCGTGAAGCTCATTGAAATGTGGTACCGGGTGCCTAATAACGTAAAGATACTCAAACGTCGCGACAATGACACGCCTCGCGGAGCTTTAGACGGTGCTATTTTCCGCGCAGATGAACCGGATCATCAATACCTCGTGCGCGGTGGATATTTCACAACCACCGATGCTCGCATTCTTACTGTCCGGCAGGCGATATGGTCCGGGAACACATTGCTTCAAGATATCCTGTCTCCATACAATCACAATCAATTTCCGCTCACCCCGATGTTTTGCTACCGGCGCCGGCGGGACAATCTACCCTATGGGATGATTCGAGACATCCGTGATCCGCAGTCTGACCTCAATAAGAGGCGATCGCGGGCACTGGTTCTCCTAACAGCCAATAGAGTAATCGCAGACAAGGGCGCCGTCGATGACAAAAAAGAAGCCTATGAAGAGCTTAACCGCCCGGACGGGTGGGTAGAAGTAAAACCGAACGCGAGATTCGAGATACAGAAAGAGCAGCAGCTAGCCCAGGAGCATGTTGAACTGGCCAGGGACGATGAAAGATTTGTCGATTCCATTTCCGGAATCACCAAAGAAAACAAAGGGACTATTGATAAAAGCCTGTCTGGAAAGGCCATTGCCAATATTCAGGCGCAGGGACACACCACGTCAGGCGTGGCGTTTGATAATTATTACTATGCCGCTCAGGTCGAGGGCGAGAAAAGGCTGTCTCTGATTGAGCAGTTTATTGATCAGCCCAAAGAGTACCGCATCACCGGCAATCAGCAAAACGATGAATTCATTTCCGTTAATGACGGGACAATCGAGAACGATATTACGCGCACAAAGGCCGACTTTATAATTGGAAAGCAAGACTTTAAAGAGAGCATCCGTCAGTCCATGTTGGCTATGTTGGTTGACCTCGTGTCTAACCTCTCTCAGTCGGTGCCACAAGTAGCGCTGGGCCTCTTGGACATGGTTGTTGACCTCATGGATGATCTGCCCGGGAAAGATGAGATCGTCGCCCGCATCCGTAAGATCAACGGCCAGAACGCCCCAGAAGACGATATGTCGCCGGAAGAGAAGGACGAGGCCAAACAGAACGAAGCAGCACAGCAGCAGAAGCAGGCGCAGCAAGAACAGATTCAACAGGCCATGATGCAGATTACCATGGCCGCCAAACAAGCTGAAGCAGATGGCAAAAAGGCAAAAGCCGACAGGGATAAAGTTGAGGCCGCAATGACAAAGCTCGATGGATTCCTAAAGGCATTGGAAGTGGCCGGGACGTTGAATCAGGCGCCCGGATTAGCCAAGGCGGCCGACGCGATATTTGCAGAAGCGGCCGCAGCTCCAATTGATGGAGATCAACAGCAAGATAATCAACCGGCGCAGCAACTATAAGGGGGCTATATGGGTTATGAAAAAAAGAAAAAGCGGAAGAGCAGCAATAAAGTAACTGACTGTTGCATGCCCGACGAAGAATGGGAAGTCTCCCGCGATTTAGAGGCTGTATGCAGAGCGGATGCGGTGAAGGTTGACCCGGAACGGATGAAGAAGGTCAGGGCGTTGGCGGCAAAACGCTTGGACGAAAGCAAACGCAAGAAAGACGAGGCCCAGGCAATGATCGACCTCGGAAATGAATAAAAAAAGGGGGAATAAGCCATGGCAGCAGCAGCTTTAGCATTATCGGCAACGTGGGCAAAGGCAAGCGATAGAATTGTCGCTGGATACACTGATGGGACAAACTGGTGGGGCGCCACCGAAAACGGGAAAATTTATAAATATACCCAAGCAACCGGTGCTTTTGTTTCAATCGCCGGTCGTCTCATCGAAGGGATAACGAGTATTGCCGTCTATTCGACGCACTTGTTGGTCGGCACAAACAAAGGGGATGTGTTTTCGTTTACCTTGGCGACCATGGCGCTCGAAGATGATGCGCCGATTTTGTCACTCGATTCGGCGATACTTTCGATTTCCGTTAATTCAACGGCGGCAATCATCACAACTGCCAACGGCACAGTTTATAATTACACAGTTTCGTAAAGGAGGAAAGACAGGATGAGCGGGAAGGAAGCCGACAAGGGCGTAAAGCCCGAAGATATTAAAATAGAAGACACCGTTGAGGCACCGCCTGAAGGTTATACGACTGAGGAGTGGATGGACTTGTCCGAGTCCGAAAAGGCAGGGATTTTGGACGAAATTAAGGCGCCTGAAGGTGAGGAAGAGCCCGAAGCTGAACTGACGGATGCTGAGAAAGCTGAACTCGCAGCTATCGCTGCGGATGAAAATAAACCAGACGAAAATCCCGACGGTGATGATGACAACGCAGCAGGCGATAAGAAGCCCGGTGAAGATGGCAAAACACCTGAAGCCGACGCAAAACCTGACGAAAATAAACCGGATGAAACAGCGAGCCACCAGGACGATGACGCAACCGACGCCGAACTTCTTTCTTTTAAGCCGCTTGTCGCTGCTTCAGAAGTAAAAATCGAAGAGATCGTTCCGGAAGATTTACAAAAGAAACTGGATGGCCTCGATGAAAAATTCGACGATGGAGAGCTTACCCAAAAAGAATACAACGAGCAACGCGATAAAGTGAACCGGGAGATCTATCGGGCAAACGATATCCGAATAGAAGAAGCCAAATCTGACCTGGCGTGGAAGAAAGAGCAGATACATTTTCTCAATGCCAAACCAGAATATATGCCGTCACGAGCAAAAGATGCAACCGAAAAGATTAAATGTAACGCTCTTTTTGGCGCCTTAACGGAGATGGTCAAGGCAATTTCGGGAGATCCAGTCAACGAAAACCTGACCGGAATGCAGATACTCGTTAAAGCCGACAAGGCCGTTAAGGAGGCGTTCGGTCTTAAGAAGGATGTTCCGGTTAAAAAAGACGATAAAGGCGCGGGGAAGCCCAAGGAAGATAAGGCGCCCGCGGCAAGACTGCCCGATATAAAGACGTTGGCAGATGTGCCGGCGGCGGCCGGGAATAGCGCTGTGATTGATGATTCGTTCGCGCAACTGGACAAGCTGACGGGGGATGCCTACGAGGACGCAATTGCGTCCCTTAAAGACAAGAACCCCAAAGCGGCTGAAGCCTATCTGGCGAGGGTATAAATTATGTCCCTGATAAAGATTATCAAGGTG